ATATATTTAATAACTTCTGTATCAAATACTACTGCTACTATAATGAGAATGACACAAAAAGATACAGGACCAGAAGAAGAGGAGGAAATTGAAGATGGCGAATAATATAGGAATAACAACTGAAACTTTACCAAGAGTGATCGGACAAACAATGGATTTTGATACAACTGGTGAATGGAGTTCAATTACTATGATAACAGGTCAATTAGATTTAGGAGCAATTCTTTTTGATGAGGATGGTACTATGGGAGTTTGTTCATCATTTACTCGTGACGAGAATGAAAATCCAATTTACACAATAAAAACGATGACATTAGATAATCAAATTGACGTACAAGCAATTTTAGGAAAAAGATATTGAGTTTTGATGAAAACGACCTCTTAAAATGGTCATAGAAGCTATTAAACATATAAAAACATATAACTTGTCGTTTAGTATATAAAATGGCTTAAAATTGATTTTAGAGCCTTACAACGCTATATAGTGTTTTACCCCCTATTTTCAGGGGGTATTTTATTGCTTATGTAAACTTTTGATGAGTTTAACATAGTTTTGACGAAATTTTTAATTAAAAAGTGAACAGAAATAAAAATAATATTTTTAAGACGCATTGATGAGTCTTAAAATTAGATTTTTTAATCAAATAAAAAGTGAACAGAAATTGTCGTCAACTTAAATAAAAAAAAATTGACACCGGTATATTCACCGGTATCAAAATTTATATTAAGCAAGAGTAATCCATTTTGCTTTGAAAGTTCCATTTGTTGAAATTTCTAAATTGATTCTTGTTCCAGCTTTTATTCCTAACGCACCATCTACATAATCTTCAACTGTACTTCCATCAATTCCTAATTCTTTTAATTGTTTAACAGTTCTCGCAATAGCTGTTTGTGTTGCTTTTAAATCTTTTCCTGCTAGCATTAAGAAAACGTGTTCTTTTCTTTCACCTTCAAGTCCTAATGTAATATCTATCATAGGTCTTCCTGTGTTTTTTGAATTTTTAGTAATAACTTCAATTACTTCACCTTTATAATTTCCGTCTGCCAATTCTTCAAAATTATTTGTGTAGTCTTCTATTTTATCTACACCACCCATTTCTTTAAATATAGCGTTTAATTCGCTCATATCTTCTCTATCAATTCCTTCGCTGTTTGCCATAATAATATTTCCTCCTTATAAATTATTATCCTATTACAGATTTTCTTTTTGGTTTTTCTTCGTCTTTCTTTGCGTATGTGTCTTCAACTTTCATTTCACCAGTCATTATTTTTTCTGCATCAAATTTTTTTGAAGATACGACAAAGTTTTCATCAAAGTCTTTTTTAGTTAATGGAATAGCAGTTTTTTTAATCGCTAATCTTGAACCACCAAATTCGTCATCAGAATTTGAAATATGTAATTCATATTTTGCTGTTCCATCTTCACTTATACTTTTAACTGTTCTTGCTATAATACCCATAAGTCCAGACATTTGATCTCTAAGTTTTTCTTCAAATACTGGTTGGAATTTAGAAATTTCTCTACCAAACTTGTTCTTTTCAATTACTTCTTGCTCGTGAGATATAAACATTACATTATCACAATAATCATTTGCGATATGCACAATTGTTTCCCACAAAAAGCTTCTAAGCATTGTATAACCTTTGTAAGCAATTTCTGATTCGTGGTCTACACCATTTTTATCGCACCAGTAAAATCTTAAATAGTCAATCAAATATGAAGTAGTATCAACTATAAGCCAACTTGGTTTTATTGTTCTTATTTTTTCTAAAGCGTCGTTTAAGTCTTTATAGTTTCTTACTCTAAATATTTTTTCTGGTTCAAATGTATACTCAGCATTTCCGTCTGTTGATATAATGTAGGCATTTTCAAATTGACTTGCGAAAGTAGTTTTACCTGACATTACTTTTCCATATATCCAAAGTTTCATCCTGTAGTCCTCCTTTCTTATATAATAAAAAATAGACCTTGTTGTAGGTCTACAGGATTCAATAATATACACAATATTGTCTGCGTTTAATCCTGTAAACGACTTACGTTCAATCTTCTATTTATGATTGTATTTTATAATATAAAAATAAAAAAGTCAATACTTTTATTGACTTTTTTTAATTTATTTCTTTTAATTTTTTACGTACATCATTAAACAAGAATGATAAGAAATTGCTATGTATTCCAAGCTTTTCTTTATAATAACCAGGGTCAGTATCAGTAATATGTGTTTGAAAACCATACGCTCCAAAACCTATAACACCTATTATCAAATCTTGAGCTAATATTCCTCTTTGATGTTTACCTAGATTTTCAAAACCATAAGAAAATAGCACGTCATATTGAGAATATTCTTCCTCTATTTGAATATTTATAAATACACTACCTTTTTGTTTCAACCCATTAACAATAATAGTTGAAATTTGATCTATTTTATTTTTTATTTCTTCATCAATTTCCATTATAAATCTCCTTTTTTCATTTTAGTAACTTTACCATCTATAATGTAATTACCTGTTTCAGTACGTGGGGTGTATACATTACCCTGATTAGGTTTAATAGCTCTCTTTTTTCTAAGAAAACCTTGTAACTTCATATACATTTTATAGGCTTGTGCAGGCGTAGCGTCTGTAAATTCTATCTTATGGAGTATATCGTTTATTCTTTTGTCGTATTTCGATTGAATTTCATTATTATTTTTTTGTTTTTCTTTCTCTGAAAATACTACTCCAGGTCGTTTATTGTATATTTTTATTTGGTTCTGTTTGTTCACTTTTGTTTTCCTCCTCTAATTGAGGTTTTTTATTACAATGTTCTTCAATAGCTTCTTTTATGGCGTCGTTCATTTCTTCATTTATTTTAGCTAAATCTTCGTAAAATTTTTTATCTTCTTTACGTCTACGTACCATATCAAAAAGCATATTTATTAGTACAATAATTTGAATAACAAGCATTAATACTAATAGAACTTGCACAACAATATTAACTGAATTTTCCATACTGGAGTTCTCCTTTCTTTTTCAAAATAAAGAGTTGCCGGTTTTACTTTATATTCCGGCTGCAACGCCTCCGCCTGAAGCGAAGTAAACGTCACGCTATACACTATTAGGCGAGAGAGACCTAGTGCTAGCCAACAAAGGATACGTTCATTGTCCACTAACGGACGACGTCCTGCTCTCGTTACCCATACCATATATGGAGCTACCATATACCACGTACTTCACGAGGGTTATTCTCAAGTTGTTAGTGTGAAGTTTTGCTATTAACCACGCCAAACTCCCTTTTGTTTATGACACAAGGGACCTGCTGTCAGAGGGTTTTAAAGACTTGACCTTGTCGTTCATTATGGAGTCCTATACTAGGATCGAACCAGTGTTATCAGTTTTGCAGACTGACGCCTTAACCGACTTGGCTAATAGGACAACTCATCTTTATCTTTATGTTTTAACTTTTCTTCTGTATTTCTTAATCTAGTTATTATATCTCCTAAAGCTTTATACTCTTTCATATCTTTATTTATTCTGTTTTGAAGTTCCTCTCGTCTATCTAATAAAATTCTAATGGTATCATCTTTCACACATTTATTAGGCATAATTTGCATACTTCCCTTCAAAATATATTGGCGCCGCCCACAGGATTCGAACCTGCAAGCCCTTTCAGGCCAACTGCTTTCAAGGCAGCTCCCTCACCACCCGGACAGACGGCATTATAGTACACTTCCCCCTCTATATTTTTACATTAGGCGGTATAGTGTGAACCTTCTCTAATGGCGTTTTCTTCTCACTTTCCTTTGGTAGTAGGATTGATAAAACTTGCAAAAAACCCGTAGCCTTGGTGGGTGGAGAGGGTATCGAACCCACTCGGGCCAAATGACACGTGATTTACAGTCACGCCCCGCTCCTTACGGGACTACCCACCCATATAGTGTAGTGGGAGGCTTATATCACCTACTGTCCGTAACTTAGACCGACGTCCCACTTTTTTATTAATCTTTCTTTATATTTTCTAATTTTTGAATTAAATTATCTATATCTTGTTCTGTTAAACAGATTTCACAAAGTTTATATTCTTTACCTGTTATGGCTCTCCATACCATTTTTATTCTATGTTTAAATTTAGACCACATTCCACCTTGCATTGAATAAAATTTACTTTCCATTATAGAAATATAATAGTCGTTTGGTAATCCAACGTCTTGATATTTTGAAATATGTATTTCTTCATTACAACCACAGTCACAATTCACTATAATTAGTTTTTCTTTTTTAGTTTCTCCTGACACAACCATAATAACCTCCTTATTTTAATTGGCGCCGAGAGTAGGATTCGAACCTACGGACCGTTTCCGGTCGACACGTTAGCAGTGTGCTGGTTTAGACCACTCACCCATCTCGGCATATTTGGTAGCGCTACCCGGAATCGAACCGAGCACCCCAGGATGAAAACCTGGTGGCTTAACCGACTGCCCCTAGCGCCATATATAAAGCAAGAGGAATAGCAAATATGTGGACCTACAGTTAGTGGCAACAGTCCAACGTGACAAATTTTCAAATGTTCTTCAATGGTTTTACATACCACTATTCACACTATTCGCTCTTGCTTATTATTTACGACTAACACGATTAAATAATGTAAAACCATCTCTGGCACCAGCTCAAGGATTTGAACCTCAACTAATGGTTTTGGAGACCATTGTGCTACCAATTACACCAAGCTGATATATGAAGGGGCTAACCGACCCCTATTTTCCAATAGCAATACCAAGCTCTCTACGAACTTTTAGTATTTTCTTGGCTTGTTCTGATTTAGATGTATCGACTTTCGCCCATTCTTTTAAATCAGTTGTTTTGCAATACATTTTGCATAATAGGTATTGAACTGCGTGTGGAGTTCTACCTAGTCTATCTGCTAACCAACAGATATTTCTCCAAGTTGGAGCGAATGAACCTACAAAAAACATATCTTCTTCAGTCCAAGGTTTTCCTGCATTAACAGGTTTTTCTCGTTCTCCCATTAAGAACTACCTCCTTTTGAGTTGTTTTTTATTTATATTATCCTATTGATAAATAAATACTATTTTCTTTTATGGAATTTAGCCCAGTCATTTACTGCGTCTTCTAAACTCCAATCGTGTAATGTTCTCCAACCGTCTTACTCCATTTATTAAATCTTTTTGATCTTGTTCCCAACGGTCAATTGCGTCTTGCTTTGTTTCTAAAAATTTGAACTCCCATAAATCCCAACTGTCGATACCTAAAGACCTATAGTGTCTTCCATTACCAACTTCAATATTAGGATTTTTAAGTTTTCTTCTGATTTTACGGTTAGCATATTGTTTACCTTTCTTCATAGACCTACCCCATAAAACCATTCTTGAAATTGGGAATTTCTTATAACTTCTACTCATTTTATCGCCTCCTTAGGCACGAAGCCCTAGAAGACGCAACCTTTTCTATTCATATTTTCCTCCTAACCGATAGCATATCCTATCATACCTACTCCACCT